TTATACAATTAGCTAAACCTAATTGGTTTGAAAGAACATTAGTATTATTAGCACAAGCAGCTTTTATGTTATTTTATTTTTTAATTTATATAATTAGTTATAAAACAGCACATAGAATGATAGCTTATTTTGAAGAAGAAGCAGTCATCAGCTATACTGAATATTTAAAATTAGTAGAAAGTGGAGAAGTTGAAAATGTACCAGCACCTCACTTAGCTATACAATACTATAAAATGGGAAGTGATGCAAAATTATCTGACTTAATTCGTAAAGTTAGAGCAGATGAAGAACATCATAGTAAAGTTAATCATGCATATGCAAATAGAGTTAAATGACACAGAAAAAGAAAAAGAAAAAGAAAACATATGAAGACGACATGGATTGGTTAGCAGAGCGCCCTAGTTTGATTTGGATAGTACCAACTCTTTTTATGGTAATGATGATGGCAATTATGTTAGGAACCATGTGGTTTCTTGATAAGTTAGCAGGTTTATAATGCTAACAAATATTGCTTTTCCAGTTTTTGTCTTATCTGGAGAAGCAGAAAAACAAGATAATATACTTTGGTGCACTCAAAGTGATGGTACTATGGGTGTAGTAGATGACTATAATATGAAGGGAGAAACGATTGGAGTACGAAGGCTACAATCACCTTTTAAGAGTTTATATCCTCTTAAATATATGCTTCCAGATTATCGTAGTTTAGTAAAGCATAGAGGTAAATTCTATGTAGACAATAAAGGAAAGTATTTTATTTACAATAAGACAACAAAAGCAAATATAATTTATAAACGAATAGAAAAAATACAGAAAAAAGAAGTATGTACTCTAGTTTGGGTAAGGGATATTCCTTCGCCTTTTGAAGAGAAAAGACCTGTCAATGCAAAGTATGCAGGAGTCTTATACATACATAATCAACCTGCATTTATCTATGAGTTTACAAACGAACTAAAAAAGAAAACTTGGCGAAAAGTATGAAAGCAGTATTAAGTAATAGAATATACATGGAAGTAAATCCATCTTTACAATCAAAGATTGATGAAGAGCTTACATATTCTATACCACCAAGAAATCCACAAGACCCGCCTTTCATTATAAAGAATATGGGAGTAATTCGTAAAGGAGTTATTTCCATACCTATCGGAAGAACGGACTTAATCCCAAAAGACTACGAAATAGTTGATAAAAGAGTTTGCATAGAGATTCCACAATTCGACTTTGCGTATGAGTTACGACCTTCCCAACAAGCGGTCTATGAAGACCTCGATGACAGTAGTATTATTAATGCTTGGGTCAGTTGGGGAAAGACTGTAACAGCTTTAGCTATTGCAAACAAGCTGAGACAGAAGACACTCATAGTTACACACACTCTACAACTTCGTAGTCAGTGGGAAAAAGAAGTACAAAAATGCTTCGGGGTCACAGCGGGAATACTTGGTAGTGGAAGATTTGAAATTGATGCTCCTTTCGTGATAGGAAATATACAAACTTTGTACAGAAGAATACCAGATATTCAAAAGAGTTTCGGGACAGTCATTTTAGACGAAATGCATCATGTTTCATCACCGACATTTACACGAATTATCGATGCAAACTTTGCAAGATATAAGATTGGATTAACAGGAACGATGGAACGAAAAGATGGCAAACATGTTATATTTCGAGACTATTTCTCTAACACGGTGTTTAAGCCACCAAAGGAAAACTATCTTGTGCCACGAGTTGACATCATACCGTCAGGTATAAGGTTTCCAGATGGGGCGCATACCCCATGGGCAAATCGAATCAACGCTATTGCGTATAACTTTGAGTATCAAAATCAAGTTGCGCTACTTGCTGCCAATTATGCGGCGAGAGGACACAAGGTATTGGTTGTGAGCGACCGAGTTGACTTTTTAAAAAATTGCGAAAAACTTGTAGGAGATAACGCAATCTGCGTAACAGGAAAGATTCCTCACGAGGAGCGACCTGCTATGCTACAACAAATATTTGGAGATAAAGATATACTATTTGGAACACAATCAATTTTTAGTGAAGGAATAAGTTTAGATTGTCTAAGCTGTCTTATTTTGGCAACACCCGTGAATAATGAACCTTTACTAACACAGTTAGTAGGTCGTATAATCCGAATACATGATGGAAAGAAGCAACCAATCATCGTTGATATACACTTAGAAGGTCGTACAGCAAGACGGCAGGCAAGTGCGAGAATGGGTTACTATATAAAGCAGGGCTATGATGTTAAATCGATATAACATTGGAAAAATAGTTCTTGACAAGCGGTATATTTTTTGATATAATGATACTCTATAATTGGAAAAAGATTAAGAGAGAGGCAAATAGTAAAGTATCAGACGTACTTACTATCCTTCATATTCTAACTTATCGACTGCCCCCAGTCAATAAAAATGATAGAATATACAAGTATTGGCAAAAAAGTTTTTACGGAACTAGTTTCCTTGTCAATCCTGAACCCTTATTTATCCAACGAAGATTGTATTCAGACAAAGAGATTGCGCAGTATGCAGGTATCGCATCGCTGCGCAGTCTGTTCCATTACAATACTACAAAAGATACCACACTGGACTTGCTGCACTATAATGGTAAGCAAGAAATAATAAACAACAACAGATTACTTTGGATTGAAGATGATAAAATACATTTTAAATTTGAAGAAATCACTAGCTTAAAGGAGTTAGAATGGCATTAAAATTTAATGAATCAAAAGGTGAAGCAGTCAAAAGTAAAATTGACAGTTACCAATATGTCGAAGGAGACAATAAAGTTAGAATGGTAGGCGATATCTGTGCAAGATATGTTTACTGGTTAAAAGGTGAGAACGGCAAGAACTTACCTTTTGAATGTCTATCATTTGATAGAGAAAAGGAAGTATTTAATAACCTAGAAAAAGACTGGGTTAGAGAGTATCACCCCGAACTAAAATGTGGTTGGTCGTATGCAATACAATGTATACATGATGGCAAAGTAAAAGTATTAAACCTCAAGAAGAAACTAATGGAGCAAATTAAAGTTGCTGCAGAAGATTTAGGTGACCCTACAGACCCAGAAGTTGGGTGGGACGTCTACTTTAAAAGAGTTAAGACTGGACCTATGGCATATAATGTCGAGTATCAACTACAAGCATTAAAATGCAAACCAAGAGCACTCGATGAAAGTGAAATGGAATTGATTGCAGAATTAAAATCTATGGACGAAGTACTACCTAGACCTACTCCAGATGCTCAAAAAGAGCTTCTTGATAGACTAAGAGCAGGTTCCAGCAACAGCGATGAAACTGCAGCTGAGGAGTTTGATGTCTAATGATGATAGGAGTTGGAGAACAGTTTCCACATACTTCATTAGAGGGCACTTGTGGAGGTACAATAGATGCATTTTATACAGGAGATAAGCCTTTAGAATGGCAAGTAATTTTCTTTTACCCAAAAGATTTTACTTTTATCTGTCCGACAGAGATTTCAGCATTTCAAAAAGTTGAAGAACTAGAAGGAGTAAATGTATTTGGCATTAGTCCAGATAATGAGTATTCTCATTTGGCTTGGATAGAATCTAATAAATTATTAAAAAATGTTAGATTTCCATTACTTGCAGACTCAGGTAATATGTTAGCTGAAGAATTAGGAATTGTAAGTAATGAGAATGTTCCTTACAGAGCTACTTTCATAGTAAATCCAGGCGGCATAATTGAACATATTTCAGTAAATGCACTTGATACAGGAAGAAATGCAGATGAAGTCGTTAGAACTGTTGAAGCATTACGAGCTGGTGGATTAACTGGCTGTGAGTGGCAACAAGGAGACGAATTCGTAGCATGATTTTATTTACCGCTGATTGGCATATAAAACTTGGACAAAAGAATGTCCCAGTACCGTGGGCTTGTACTCGATACAAGTTATTCTTTCAGCAGGTAGAAGAAGCTATAGAAAAGCACGATTGTAAATTACATATCATTGGAGGGGACTTGTTTGACCGAGTTCCCTCAATGGACGAGCTGACTCTATACTTTGACTTTGTAAAGCAATGTAGTATTCCTACTATAATTTTTGATGGTAACCATGAGGCTACTAAAAAGAATACTACATTCTTTACTAATCTGAAAAGAGTTACGACTGAAATAAATCCAGAAGTAGTAATAATTGATGAATTTTATGAGCACCCAGATGGTTATTCAATATTACCATATGCTGACTTACATAAAAAAGGAAGTATAGAAAATATTAGAACGGACTACTTGTTTACTCATGTGAGAGGAGAAATACCACCCCATGTTGTACCTGAAGTAGACTTAGAAAGATTTAGTAAGTTTAAAACTGTATTTGCAGGAGACTTACACGCACACAGCAATACGCAAAGAAATATAGTATATCCTGGTAGCCCTATGACTACAAGTTTTCATAGGAATGAAGTACAAACAGGATATATAGTAATAGATACAGATTGGAGTTGGACTTGGCATGCATTTGATTTGCCGCAGCTATTAAGAAAAACAGTATCAAGTCCTGATGAAATGGTACAAACAGACTTTCATCATACAATCTATGAAATAGAAGGAGATGTGGCAGACTTAACGGGAATAGAAAACTCAGAGTTACTCGATAAGAAAGTATTAAAAAGAAAAACAGAAGCAACTTTAATGCTAGAAAAGGAGATGACAATAGAAGAAGAATTAAATGAGTATCTGAGTTATATATTAGAATTAGATGAAGATAAAACTAAAAAAATTATAGGAGTGTTTAGTGATTACTCTAAAGAAGTTGAAGTGGAATAACTGCTTTAGTTATGGCGAAGAAAATATACTAGACTTAAATGAAAGTATAGTAACTCAGCTTGTTGGAACAAATGGAGCAGGAAAATCTTCTATACCTCTTATATTAGAGGAAGTATTATTTAATAAAAACTCAAAAGGTATTAAGAAAGCAGATATAGCTAATAGAATCAATAATAAAGGTTATGAGATAACTTTGGAGTTTAGTGTAAATGAAGATGAGTATAAAATTGATGTATTGCGTAGAGCATCAATTAAATGTAAATTGTATAAAAATGGAGAAGATATATCTAGTCATACAGCTACAAATACTTATAAAACAGTTGAAGAAATTCTTGGATTAGATTTTAAAACTTTTACTCAGATTGTATATCAAAATACTAATACTAGCTTGCAGTTTTTAACTGCGACTGATACAAATAGAAAGAAATTTTTGATTGATTTATTACAACTAGAAAAATATGTAAAGTTCTTTGAAATTTTTAAAGAAAACTCACGAATTTTATCTGGAGACATTTCTCACATACAAGGGAAAATTGACACAATCATTAAGTGGTTAGATGACAACAATTTGGAAGCACCAACTATACTATCGAAATTAGAACTACCAAAAATCTCGGAAAAAGACTTAGAGCAATTAAGTTCATTACAAGTAGAATTTAAAAATATCTCTGAAATTAACCGAAAAATAAATCAAAATAATTTCTATA